AGCGTTAGGGATACCAACGCCCTGCACCTGATAGGTCGTGTCCAGCCCTGCCGTCGTTGGGATGCCGGTGATCGTATACGACGACGTTGACCATGTGCCAGTTGTCGTGATCGCCTCGGTATAGAACGTGTGCTGTTTGGTCAATTCACGCCAATCAGCACGACGGAGCAATTCATAGCCGCAAGCGTTCATCAACGCAAGTATTTGGATAACGTCTTGGCTGGCGTTACCTGCGACCGTGGAAGGAGTCGGGATGCCCAACTCGTTTGTGCATTGCTGCACCAATTGCACCATCGTGCTGCCCATACTATTCCTCCGCTATTTCTTTAGGCGGTCGTCCACGACGCTTGGGAGAGTCTCCCAACAACTGCGCCATCTGCGACTGCAGTTCGGCCAATTGCTTTTTAGTATCTTCCAACTCTGCGCTTGCATCTGACCGATTTTTACGATTAAGGTACTGACGGGCGCGTTCACGCAAGCCCACGCCACCCATCCCGATGCGTTGCAACTGCGCGTCTGACGCCAGCGCCAACTGCTCCACCGTCACAAACTTTAGGATTGCCAACTCGGCAATTTGATCACGGTTAATTTCCTCGGCAGCATCCTTATGCCAATGCGACAGCGGGGTGCCAATCTGCTCTGCGGCGCTCTCGCCCTGCTGCATTTGGTAATACAGCCATTGGCGCGGGAAACGCTCCTTGTGGTCGTCACGGCACGGTTGGTCGATGATGTTGGTCTTATCGCCGGGGGCCATGATACGAACATAGGTTTTGCCCTCATTTACGCCAGAGTCTTTGGTGTAGAACTCAACGTGCAATTGGGCGTCGGCATTGTTTACATCGCTGTCTAACGGCATTGTCCTTGCTCCTGTGGGGATTACAGGTTGTTGACCTGTGTTACGGTACAAATTACAGAGGGGATTGCGGGATAAACGCTTGTGGCGCTTGCCGCAAGTAAAACAACGTCTGCGTCATTACTCTCCCACATCAATTCTACATAATTGGTGGGTTCAAGTTGGATAACAAAATTCCATGCCGCAACCAATTCGGCTGCGGTGCCTTGGATAACTACTCGGCTAGTTGTGTTTGATACGTTAACGCCGTTTTTGCGTAGCCAAATATGGATAACTGCCGCTGCGCCAGAGGTTTTATCTAATTGCGCTGAAAACTGGACGTTGTAGACGCCTTGATTGTCCACCACGATGCGCGACGTAGGCGAACCAATGCTGACCCCGTTTGCTGCGTCTGTCGTGTTAAACGTCATCGCGTAAGCGGTGTTGATGGACGCAATGGTTTGTAAAGTAGTGTCCGAAAACGCACCGTAGTGCAGAATCGGAACTGCGCCGTTAAACCCTTGCAGTTCTTCCCACGCGCTGTTGCTAATGGCAAAAAATACCGCTGCGCAGTTTTTGTTGATCGTTGCAGCCGTTGTGGCGTTGAGTGTGGACGTTGCTTCATACGGGTACACCGTCAGCGCGTTTGCACCCGAGTTAGTTATCCATATCAACTCGCCCATTTCGGTCGGCGGCAGTTTGACGCCAGCGCCCGAGGGGGTAGTAGTCACATTATTGTAGACGTAGGTGATAGCCGTGGCGTTGTCGGCCGATGTGCCCGCAGCCACGACCGAGGCGTTGCCGTCACCACAGATGGACACCGTGGATAACTGCGAGACGCCCGAGCCAAGTACACGGGACGGGATTGCCATTATGCTGCCTGCGCCGTATCCCGACGGCAGCGCATGATCTCTGCAATCAGCCCCGGCCCAATTACCTCAATCTTGAGGTCGGGCATCACTTCAAACAGTTTCTGGAATTCGTTGGCCTGCTGGGCCATTGCAGCGTTGGCGTTAAATTTCTTGCCTGTAGGGCCGCCCACCCAGATATCCACCGTGACGCCCGGCAGTTCGCCGGTAAACCGCTTGCGGCCGTCTGGGCTGTTGCATGAGTCGTACCCGTACAGCACAAACTTGCGGAAGCCCATAATGTAGCCAATGTTGATGGCCCGTAGGCCCGAGGTCGTGCCCCCGCCAATGGCGAGTTTGCCCGGCCCCATCGCTTCCATTTCCGGCCCCTCTGCCCACGAGTGCCACAGCATCACGCGCTTGCTTTGCAGGAAGTCAAACGTGACAGGGGGGCAGCGCGAGGCGACCATATACAGCGTGCGGTCATTCTTGCGCTGTATCCCGTTGGTGCGGTCGCGGGGGTCAAGGTTAACCCAGAAATCCGGCTCCACGCCGTTTTCGCACAAGAAGTCGTGCGCACTTTTTACCGCACCGATTACATGACCGGCGGCGCGGTGCGCCTTGATGTCGTCAATGTAGTCCGGCATAGACCACCCGCTCGCCACCAGCACCATGGTTGCATCGTGCGTGATGGGAGCGAGGGTCAGTTCTGGTAGACCACGGGCAAGGGCAGACCGTATGTTGGAACAAAGTTCCTCCGGCGTGCCCGCCGCCTGCACCGTGATCTCCAGAGGCTTCATCAGACTGCGCCGCCTGCGCCCGTGACGTGCGGGTAACCCGCCACACAGGTGATTGCGGTTGCGCCCGATGCCGTGGCGGTTGCCACGATGCCAGCCACAAGGCCGACGCCGTTGCCTGACACGGTGGCGTCATCCAGCACGCCCGCAGTCGCCGTCGTAAAGAGCGGCACGTTGGGGGCGCAAGAAGCAGCCAACTTCACGACCGGCACGCCGCCCGTCTGCACCCAGCCATACGAGCCGGAGGCAATGGACACCTGTGCGAAACCGACGCGCTTGGAGGTCGCGGCGTTGGTCGTGGTAAGCATCACGGCGGTGTTGTTTGACAGCACGGCAACCGCAGCGTACTGCGAAATTTCCGATGCAGCCTTCACATACACAGCCTGTCCACCATCGTCAAGGTTGACGGCCGTTCCGAGGTTGAACGATGCAGACGTATCGGCATAGCCGAGTGACACGCCAATCAAATTACTTGTTGAAACAGTCATTGTCGTGTACCCCTTTAAGCAATCAACACGCCTTGGAACTGGCTGCCCGAGCAGGTAAGGTTACCGGCCCAGCCAATCAGTTTCACAATCATTCTGTTACTTCGCCTTTCGGCTACTGACCACCCTTTCGGATGGCGGGGCAACCTCTTCGGGTCACCCTCTGCGGCTTCTTTGGTTATACCGCAGTTCAGACTATCGCATGGCGAACCTTTTTCGTTCGCCCCCTCTCATTTAGTCGTTCAGCCTGCTTTCGCTTGGCCCCTGTCACCCGCTTCCGGGCTTCCAAGTCAATTAGAGAGGGTTTATAGACGCCATTAGTGAATCGTAGGTTTAGCGTCTTGGTTGACGGCCTGACGTTCGCCGCCAATCGGAACGAAATTCCGATCTTTGTGCGGGCGGAACATCAGGTACTTGGTGTTCAGGAACCACATATGGTTGGCGTTACCCGAACCGCTGTTGTAGGTGGACGAACCGATACCACCGTCCAGCACCACGTCGGAGGCCATGCCCGCGCCGTAATACTTGAGGGAGGCAAAGCCCGCACCCGCCATGCCCGAACCACTCTCGGTAATACGCTGGATCGCCTGAAGCGACTGCAGGTAGAACCGATAATAGTTGTTGTCGGCCACGATCAGGTCAGGCTTGTCGGTTCCACGAACCAACTGCACAGCGAGGGCGTCCATGTAGCCCTGAATCGTCGTGCTGGACACAGCGCCCGCACCACCGCCATCAGCGGCAGCCGAGAACTTCTTGCTCTGCCAGAACGACCACACAGCGCGGTTGATGCCACCGTAGGTGCCCGTGGTCGGATCATCCGGCACAGCAGCAGCAAGGCCCGTGAGGTTCTTGCCCGCGTTGCCGGTGCCGTCACCATACAGGTCACCGCTGATGCGGTTTGCCAACTGCGCCTCGGCAACTTCCATGCGACCGTCAAGAAGGTCAATGATGGCCTCCTTGCCCGAGTTTTGGATCATTTCCAAACCCGAAATGGTCACGGCGGAAGCGTACTGCGTAATGGAGAACTGCGCCGACGAAATCGGGCTGTTCTGTCCAACATTCAGCACTTCGTAGCCGCTGTACGAGTTGGTATTGTCGGATGTTGGGTCTGTGTACATCAATTCTTGGAGGATGACGTTTCCTCCCGAAAAAGTACGCACATTCCCTCGGTCTTTTAGCCGACGAAGCAACGCATTGTTGTTCGTCACGTTATCAGCCAACTCACCGCTACGGCTTTGGATTGTGGTAGCAATGATGTCGCTGATACTGGAATTGGCAAATGCCATTTTAATGCTCCTATATCAGTTGATTACAAACGCGACTCTGTTTCGGAAAAAGCATCCTCCAAGAGTGCGCGACGGTTTGCTGCCTTGGGAGCCGTGTTGGCGCTTGGTGTTGCGCTTCTGACACTCACCGCTGCTGCACGGGCCGCTTTTGCTGCCCGGTTGTACTCCTTGGCCTGCTTTGCAGCCACTTCGGCCTGTTGGGCCTTGTTGATCTGTTCAAACAGGTCAGGGTTAAGACGGATCGCCTTGTCGTAAGCCTCATCCAAAGTTTCTGCCATGCCACTCTGTAGGAGTTGAATCATGGTTGGCCGGGCTTCTTCAAAATGATCTGCTTTTAAAGAAAACTGGTTAATCTCGCCCAACAACTGCTGGTTTTGCTGCATTTCTTGCTGCTGTTTCCAACCCATGACCTCGCCACGGACGTTGTTGAGTTCGTTTTGCAACTGCCACACCAGCGGATCAACGCTGTTTTGCGGGGCAGCCTGCGGATTTGCGCCCATCGCACCCAAATTGATGCCATAGGACTGCGCCAACTGCGCAAACAACTGCATTTTCTGTTGCGGCGGGGCAGTGCGCAGCGTGTAGTCAGCCTGCATCAACGCAGACACGGCTTTTTCGGGCGTTAACCCCATGCCTTGAATGGTTGGCAGGTACGGCGCAATGGTTTCTTGCATTGTGTCAGCAAACTGCGCCTTGGCAAGCAGCGGTTCCACGCCAGCACGCATTTGTTCTTCGCGCTGCCATGCGTATTCCTGCATTTTTGGGTCGGCTTTCTGCCAAACGTCGTGAAAATCCTTTTTCCATGACGCTGGAGGACGACGCCACACGGGCGGTTCTGCCTCCTGCACGGGTTCAGCACGTTCTGCAGTGCGTGAGGCAAAGCGCCCCTGCTCGTCACGGCCAATTGCAGACTCTATTGGTTCGCCTTTTTCGGCAGCCTCAAAGCCCTGCTCCAACATTGCACGCCGATCATCTATTGATTCTTCGCGTGCGGTTTCCATTGCGGGGTTGTTGTTATCCATATCTATCCTCTCCTGTGGGGATTGGTGAAATTGGCGTTCTCCCGCAATTTGCGAATGATTGCGTCGGCTTGGGCGTTGGTGAGGCGATTGTTAACCTCATACTTCAAACGCTCAAAGCGGCTCCCATCCACCTTTGGCTTGGCAATGTGCTTGGCGGGGTCGTCGTTGCCTACCTCAATGCAGTTGTTTGCCTTGAGGTGGCGTCGGTGTTCGGATCGGCTGGTAATCATCCTGCCGTCAATCATGGATTGGTACGGTTGGATGTCGGGCATAATGTAATGATAGCCGCCCTTGGAGTCTTTTTTTCGCTCCACAAATTCGCCGTCAACTAAAACGTAAGTGCGTTTCATTGGTTTAGCAACGGCGGGGCAGCCTTGTTCATCTGCGCGATGATAAGGCGCGTTTGGGCGTCCATGTCAGCCTTGTACTTGGAGGCGGCCTGCTCACTCTGCAGCCGCATAGCCTCCAACTGCGCTTCAAACTGCTGCTTTTGCTGCTCCATCTGCAGTTTTGTCTGGTTCTTGAGTTGCTCCATCTGCATTTGCTGCTGCAATTTTGCCTGTTGCAACGCCGATTCCATCTGCATACGGCTCTGTTCAACCTGCCCCTTTTGCTGCAGTTCGGCCTGTTTGCCTTGCGCCTGTGTGTCCGGTTGCTGTTGTTGAGCGGCCTGTTGGAGTTGCTGCAGCGTAGCGTCAATCTGACCCTCAATCGGGCGTGCGGCCTTGAACGCTTGCATACCAAAACGCAACAGTTCCATCATCATGGGCACCATCTGCGGGCTGGCTTGACCAACCGGCAACGCTTGGGCGAGGAACCCGCCAAACGCCTGCAGAAACTGCATACGGTCTTGCTTGTTCTGGTTCTCGTCCAGCATCACAAGACTGTCAGCGGCAATGTCCACGCGGAAGTTACGCAGCGGCTTGTCTCGGAGCAGTTCCAACGCCTGCGGAATCAACTGCTGATCGGCTGGCGTCATTTGCTGGGCCGCAGCGTAGGCGAGGATGGTTTCGGGCTGGTATTTGGCGCACATTACTTGCGCCTTCAAACGAATTAACTCCGACGCAAAGAGAGCCACGTCCTCCTGCATCGACCGCAGCCTTAACCCAGCATATTGTCCTTTGATTTGCTGCGCGGTCGCGGTTTCGCTGGCGTAGGACGCGCCTCGGATGATGTCGCTGATGCCCGTGATTTCGTAGATTTGGCTCTTGATGTCTTCGCGGGCACGGTAGCACTGGATGAGGGCGTTGGCGAGGGTGTCGAGCGGAAGGAGGTCAATGCTGCCTTTAAGGCCGCCCTTTTCGCTGAAAGCCATCCATTTATCAACTGGAATAAGCGCATTGTTGTCACCCTCGGTCATCAAGCGTTGCAGTGCAGGTTGGCTGGCGTCGTACACGCCGCGCACACGCAGCGACTTCACAAGACCGTCAATGCGGTCAGACAGGATGTCCAACTCCATCGCCTGATCTTGATACAAAACAAAGTCAGGAACGGGTACCAGCGTATCGCTTGTGGTCGTAGCGTACAGCGGCTTGGGGCACGGGAAGAATCCCTCCACGCCGAGCGGGTCATCGCGCTCGTCGATGATCTCGGGCATTCCTTTGCTAAACCAGTAGACTTTTTCGGACTCTTTATCCCACAACTCACAAATCTTGGCGCGGTTGTATAAGCGCTTGTTTTCGTTGTAGGCGTTCAGCGGTTCCGGGCCTTGATCGAGCGGTATTTTGCGGGCAACTTCTTCGCCAAAACGCTCTACAAGCGCCTCACGGGTCATGTACACCCAGCGCCATACGCAGGTGACTTCTTCCCAAGTTCGGGCCGTGCTATGCCCAAAATCGCGCCAGTGGACGTAATCCACCGGGGCGCACTCATATTCAATCTTTTCCAACGGCGGCGGAGCGCCCTCGCCTTGCTCAATGTTTGGCGTGATGCTGACGCCATCATCCTCAAGCCCGATGGGGGCGGTATGCGGCTCGTATCGCAACCATGCCGTACCACGGCCGCCAAGGAACCTGTCCTCAACGCAATAGTTCATCGTTGCCCGGTAATCGGGGTAATGTTCGATCTCAAAGTCTATGGCGCGTTCAATCAACTGCGAGGCCACACGGCCAACGGGGTCGTTATCGCCAAAGCGGCGGCTAATGTCGGCCTTTGGCAGTTTAGCGTAGACGGCGGGGCGCAACGTCTGCACATTGCTCCACAAGATGTTGAATTTGGCTGATTCAGTAAGCGACTGCCCACGGGTATCGTCGCGGTACCGCTTAATAATCTTTTTAGTACGCGCCGCCCACTTTGCAAACTCGTTGTCGTACTGCCCAATGATGCGCAGGTAACGATCAAGTTTCGGTTGCACCATTGCGTCCATCAGTCTTTCCCCTTGTTGCGCTTGCTGATGGCGG